AGATACGGTGCGGGGGGGGGCGGCCGGGGGGGAGGCGGGGGGGGGGGGGGGGGGGGGGGGGGGGGGGGGGGGGGCGGGGGGGGGGGTCGTGGGGGAGGTCCGGGTGGAGGATGGAAAAATGCGCGCGCCGCGAGCTGCTCGGCTTGTTTCTTCGATCGCGCGCTTCCCCGACCCATGAAATTCCCTTGAACGTACGCGTCGACGACGAACACGCCGTCGAAGTGTGACGTGACCCTGTAGTCCGGAAGGTCGACCGCATTCGCCTGACAGTACCGCATGAGTCGATCCTTGAAGTTATCGTCGACATCTAAAACGGCCATGTCTACGATGTTCGGGTCGTTGTAAACCCGAAGAATAAACTCCTTCGCGTGTATGAGACCCAGGTCGCAGTAAATGGCGCCGACTAAACTCTCAAAAGCGTCTTCTAACATGGCCTTGTTTTCCACCCAACCATTGCGCATGCCTTTTTCGTCCATGATTATGAATTCATGTAGCCCGAGTTTCCTAGCGATCCCGGCGAGCATTTCGCCTCGCACGAGCTTTGTCCTAGCCTTCGTGAGAAAACCTTCCTGGCGATCCTCGAATTTATCAAACAGAAACTTAGTTATGACGAATCCTAAGACGCTATCACCGATGAATTCGAGTGTCTCGTAAGACTCTGTGAGTTCGTCAGGGTATTCTTTCAGGGCTGATTTATGGGTGAACGCTCTTTGGTACAAACTCGGGTCGCCGATCTTTGTACCAAGGAGACTCTCGATGTCCTGGCGGGTTATGAAGCGTATCATCGATACTTTGTCATTACACGATTTATTTTCTTAAGGTCGTTTGATTCACTTCTTGGATGGGTAGTGTTTGCTGAGGTACTTTTGAAGGTTCAAAAATGTAACCTCAACGCCGTCATCCGGTTGAAGAAGTTCACGAAGGACGTCGTCCATATTGATCTTGCGACCGTTTTCGACATCCTTCAGGCCGTTCGTCTTGATGTAATCGTTGACGAATTTAGTGACCTCGGATCTCGAGGCAGTCGAGCCTTGCGGAAGGTTCATGAATTTGAGAAGCTCAGGGGAAATTTCTTGTTGACGGTTGAAACCATTGTTCGCCGCGCGTTGCTTTCGGATTTCCCCTGTCGGGTCCTCGATGTGCGATTTGATCTTTCGGCAAATCTTTGCGAGTGACTTGACTTCGCCGCGAAGGCCCTTGATGTCGTTGGTGAGTTCTTCGATCGTGCTCATGCTTGTGTGTTTCCTGGGTATTGGTCATTGCTTTTCTCTAAGGCATCTTTCAAAAAGTATTATTAGAGAAGAGCCGTGACATCGTGGTAAGAAAACCAACAACATGCTGTACAGCACGCAACCGACTCAATCCGAAGATGGCACGTACTTCGTCAAGGCGACGACCAACGAGAAGCGCAAGAAATTCGTACAGATCAACAAGGCAATCGTCGTCGACGAATCTGATTCCGTCAGTGACGTCTCTCTGCAATTGCACGTGTCAGGCCTCGACAAAGTCTACGACGTCGATGCAGAAAACATTCAGGCGGCGATCGATAACTCCATCGGTTGGTTCGGTCAGCAAATGACGGAAGCGCAAATCAAACGCGCGTACCAGCCGAGCGCACCCGATGGCATTCTCGGGTGTGATACCATCCCGGCGACCAAAATTTTCAACTCGGAAATGGAGGTCACGGACAACAACTCTCTCACTGATGGCTCCAAGTGCAAAGTCATCGTCGAATTCAGTGGACTCTGGTTCGCGAAGAAGACATTCGGCCCGATCTGGAACCTCGTACAGGTCAAACTCTTCGCCGCACCGATCATCGACGATTACCCGGATGCGTACGCCTTCGAGGACACGGAAGACGAGGAGGAAGAAGCCCCAGCCCAGGAAGACCAGGGCGATGATGTGCTCGAAGAAGCCGAGCCGACGGAACTGGCGTGAAATAAAAATATGATTTAATACCATATACAAAACATGTTCAAGAGACTCATGTCCAAGAAGACCCTCCTAATCGTCATCGTACTCGCCGTAGCCTATGGTGCCTACATGATGCACGTCGGACAGAAGAAGTCGATGTTCGAGGAACAGGTGGAAGAGCCGACCGTCGTCGCCGAGCCGATGAAGGAGAACAACATGCGCGAGGGCACGGGCCTGGCGAGCGCTTTACTCCCGAAAGAAGTCGCCAAGGGAGATTTCGGTGAGTTTGCCCCGTCCGAAATGCTCGCGGGGCAAAACTTTTTGGACCCGCGACAACAGATCGGTTTCCCGGAGACCATCGGTGGCGCTCTCCGCAACGCGAACCAACAGGTGAGATCCGAACCGCCAGCACCAAAGCAATCCTACACCTGGAATAACTCCACGATCACCGCCGCGGATCAAAGGCGCGCTCTTGAATAGAAACTTAAAACTAGCAGTACAATAGCCAATACATATGTCCGAAGAACTCTCCATGACCGTAAACCGTCTCGTCGAACTGACCAAACAGATCGCCGAGGCCAAGAAGGATATTAAGATTTTGACGCAGGCGGAGAAAGCGCTCCGCGCCCAGGTGCAGGGCTCGATGGAAAAGAGCGGAATCGACGTAATCAATTTGAAAAAGGGTAAAATCAACCTGAAAAAGTCCAAGCGAAAATCGGGTTTCACGAAAGTCACTGTGCGCGAAGGACTCACCAAATATTTTAATGGTGACGAACGGTCAATCGAAGGAGCACTCGCCGCGATTCAGGAAAATTTACCCACGAAAGAAGTCGCATCTCTCAGTTTGACTGGTATTAAAGAAAAGGACCAATAGATTTCAAAGATGCATCGTCATGGTATGGTCGCAGTATGTGTACGAAGCCACACACGGTTACGACGCATACTCGAGCGACGAGAATGACCAGGACAGTGGTGGCTCGAACGGGTTAACGATACACGACTTTCAGGACGCGTACGCGTACGAATTATACGATGTGTTTGGCGTCATAGAAACGCTTATACGAGACGCGTATCTTGAACACGACATAAAGCCCAATTTCAACGAATTCGTTGAGTTGTGCTTCCACCAGTTCGAAGAGGACGACGACGAAGATGCCTCAGAAGAGTTTGAACACCTCGACCACGCCAGGTACATATTCAGTCGAGCGAAGAGTCTAGACCGAGCGAAGCTACTTGGATTCGTCACGTTTAACAATTTCATACGCTTTCTTAAAAATAAATATTGATGTATTGTAATACAAAATGCTCGATATTACCACTTCAAAGGTTGCCGTTCCCGCCTCGCTTTTTTTAGCACTCTCCCCGGGCATCGTCCTCAGAACCACCGGAAAGTCCGTCGCGTTCGCCGATGGCAAGACGTCTCGCGCCGCGGTGATGTTCCACGCCCTCGTCTTCTTTGCCGTTTACGGTCTCGTCGCGAAGGCGCTCGGTATCACGCTCACGAAGACGGATCTCATCGTGACGACGACTCTATTCATCCTTCTGAACCCGGGCGTTCTTCTCACTCTCCCGCCGAGAACGAAGGCCGGTTCCCTCGCGCCAGCGCTGACGCACGCAGTCGTGTACGCTGTCGTCTTCGCGTTACTCAGGAAGCAATTTCCTCAATACTACTGAGTAGGAGACCCATGAAACACCTCGTGCTCGGACCAGCGAGCATGGGTGCCTTCAGTCAGATAGGAATGCTCAAGCGACTCGAAGGGCGCTTGAAAGAGGTCCGTGAAATCAGTGGCAGTTCCGCGGGGGCTATCATCGGGTTCATGCTCGCGATCGGCTTGAGCGTGGACGAAATCACAAACATTGCATTCGATCTGGACATGAAAAACTTTTTAAACGTGTCCATCGGGACGTTTTTCAAAAAGTACGGCTTCGTCGGAACAGAACCCATCCGAGATCAGTTTGCTCACACGATAGGTAGGGACCCAACATTCGCCGAACTCGACTTGAAATTACACGTGGCTGCGTTTTGCTTGAACGACGCGACGACCGTGTACTTTTCCAGGGACACGCACCCGAACATGAAAGTCATAGATGCCATCGTGATGAGCATGAGTATACCGGTGGTGTTCGCCGCTTCGGTGTATGAAGGAAAGACGTATGTCGACGGTTCGACGACGGAGTTCCACCCAGTCGCACCGTTTTACGACAAGAAACCAAACGAAGTGACAGTCGTGGGTGTCAAGCTTTCGAAGGCGTATAGGGAGAGCATAGATAATCCAAGACAATTTGTCGAAGCTCTCGTCAGGAGTAGTCTCGCGAATAGAAACGTTCGCGTGCATCCCGAGTACACGCTTCACGAGTGCGACGTTGGTGAAATCAACATCTTTGATTTCAACATGGATTACGACGAAAAGGTGCGTCTATTCAATATGGGCTGGTCCGCAGTGGATCAAAAATTTCTAGGCTAATAGCACAAGGTGTGATGAGGCGAAGGACTTTATTGTTCGTGACAATTCTTGCGTTCGCCGCGTTAGTAGTTTTTTCAAAACGAAAATCGTACTACGAAGGCGATGGACCCATCCTCCGAATCACGGAGAATGGGTACGAAATCATCGAAAAAAAGAAAAGTGATAGCGAGAGCAAACCGAAAAAAGAGGAGTACCTCAGGGCACCAGACATGAAGAAGTGTTACGACGATTCCGAGAACAAACCCAAGTACTGCGAGAAACACAATCCAAAAGATGGATGGCCGATCGTGTACGATGTATCGATCGGCCCCTCCTTGTCGCGTGAGTACATGACGTGTCCAGGGGGTGGACACGATTGCTGGTACATCGAAAAACTTGATGAAAACGGCACCATGATTGACATCGTCGATAGGGATGGGAATAAATTACTCGAAAAGATGGCAGACGACGTGTGGAGCGGTAAGTGGGACAGTAAGTGGATCGCGGAATTGACAAGGCGTGACTTGCTTGTCGAACGTGACAGTTTACCGTGGTCAGCGCTCGAATACTACGCCGTTATGTTTGCCCGTCTGCGCGAGGACGGGGTCAAAAAGCCATCCAAGATTGAATTGAACGTGGCAGATAAAGTCATTCCAGCGGCGAAGAATGTGTGATTATTTTATAGGTTTAGATTAGGACTCACTCTGATGGACGTGTGCGATCCGAACGCGTCCATCAAAGAATTGCGAGATGCTGTCAGGCGAAACACAGGCCTAGACGACATCAAACTCACGAGAGAACAGATATGTGACATCAAGAGCAGGGTCGAGGGGGGTTTAATCCTCGCCCCTCCGCTCATGCTCAGTGCGGATCGCAAGTTCATGCGTGACCCAAAGTCGCCGTTCTCGCGATCGGATTACGAAAAGCTTTTCAGGGCGGAAACGAAGCGCTCGTCACTCATGCGGTTGGCAAAGAAGATACGCATCGCCATCGATGAAGAGTCTGCGACGAAAGAGCAGATTGCCGATGCCATTCATTCAAAGCTTCGGCTCATGAAAATTTCGGAGCCTATCGAGCTCGCGAAGCGCACGAAGAAAAGACGTCGCGTCGCGCGTCGCGCGAACAACAGACCGACGAACTCTGCTATGGAAAACAGTAACAACAAAGAACTGACACCACCGCGGCCTACGCGAGCGAATGTGAATAATGTCAACACCAACAACAGACCGACGCCATCACCGCAGCCTACGCGAGCGAATGCGAGTGTCAACAACAACAACACCAACAAAAGACCGACACCACAAAGGCGACGCAACAACGTCGCCGCCATGAACAACAGACCTTCACCGCTACCACGTCGCGCCGCGAGCGCAAGACCGGACGGTAAATCTTTCTTCGAGCGATTGTTTGGTGGAAACGAGCCCCGGTCGTTCGAGGTGAATTCGCGCAGGCTCATGAATGCGAAGCGTCAAATGAACGCACGCGAGAATGCGTTTGAGATTCAAAAGCGAGAAACACAGCGTAAGATGAATAACATGCGAGACGCGAGTGAGAAGATCAAACGCGAACGCGATAGGTACGACGACGAACTAAAGTACCTTCGTCGCCAGCAGTACTCATCAAACGCTGAACGGAAGGCAAAGGAACAGCAGATTGCGCTCGTTCAACAAAAGCTTAGGAATAGTGAACTTAAGCTAGAAATGTCAGAACAGTCCAAGGACAATTTGAAAGCCACACTCAACGCACAGAAAAAGCAAATTGACGAAGCAAACGCGAAAATTGAAGCCGAAAAGCGGAAAATGCAAGAGCAATTGAAACAGGAGACGGAGAAGGCCCAGAGAGAGATCGAGAAACTCCAGGAACAATTGAGTAAAGGCGTGGATGACCCGAATGTGAAAAAAGAGTACGAGCGCAAGCTGAGTGAAGCCACGTCTGCATTTGAGGAGAAGATTCAAAATCTCGAAAGAGCGAGAGTCACAGAGAGGGAAGGCATAAAGACTGAACTCAAGGTGTTGCAAAGTAAGCTCGTCGCGGCACAGGATTCGACCGAGAAGAATAGATTAGAAAAAGAAGTGAAAGCGTTACAGGTGGAGTTACAAGAGGCCCTCAGAAAAGGCGAAAAGATAAAGCTCAATTTTAACGCAAAACTCAGGGAAGTAGAGAATAGCGTAAACAAGCGAAAACAACTTGAAGAGGTCAAGCAGAAGGAAGCGGAAACAAAGCTTTCCGAACTCGCGAACCAAGGGAAATTCGACGCGGCCAAAATCCCCGAAGCACTCTTGACGATTGGCGCGAACACTGACGTAGATAAGTTCGTGAAGAAGGTCGCCGATAAAGCGAACAAGCGCAGGGAAGAGACGGCCTTAAAAGCGCTGCGACAAACGGGCGTGGATGACGCATACATCAGGGCGTACATGAACGCCAGGAATCACGGGAAGTATTCGGACGTGAACGTGAACGACCTGACAAATAAGAGGGATAAGGACATGATTGTCGCGAAACAGCGGGCGAACATTGCGCCGCGCGGGTTCTTCGGCGGTAAGCAGAAACCAAAACTCGTCTACATCGCGAACGATAGGTATAACGAGGCGCTGAGTGCAATTAATCAGGCGAAAGCGCAAAAAGAAAACGCACAGCAGAAGGCACAGGAAGAGAAAGAAAACGCACAGCGGAAGGCACAGGAAGAAAAGGAGGCAATAGCGGCAGCCAGGCAGAAAGACGAAGAAAGTCTGAAGAACACCATCAACCTGACCAATGAAGAAAGAAAGCGAATCATGAAGAAATGGAGGCCCGGGTTCGACCTTAATAAAGCAGTCAATGCCGTGCGCGCCAAAAAGCTAGACGAAAGCAAGAGGGCTGAAGCACTGGAAAAGAAAAGGCTAGCAGAAGAGTCGAATCGAAACGCAGCAGAGCAGGCGCTGCGTAACATCGAGGATCTCACGAACGCGGAACGCGCTACCGTCATGAAAAAATGGAAACCAGGGTACGACGCAATGGCACAGGCACAGAAGATCGTCACGGCGAAGAAATCCGACGAACAGGCGCTCATGGCGATGAACATCACGAACAACGAACGCGCAAACATCATGCGTCGATGGAAGTATGGTAGTTGGACATTCGATGCGCGCAAAGAGGGGCAGAAAATCATAAGCGAGAAAGAGAAAAAGCACATCAAGAACCTCCGGGCGACGGTGGGTGGTCGATCATCCAAGGCGGGTCAGTGGAAGGAAAAGGACATTAGACGCGTCGCTCAAAAACTCGGCAAAGACGTGCGCGCACTCACGGTCAACGATCTTCGCGAGGCAAATGCCGAAGAGAAACAGGCGCTCTCGAACGCAACGGCCGCGAAAAACGCGAACCAGAGGGCGCGAGAAAAAGTCATGAAAAACTCGGGCAACGAACGCGTACTCACTGAGCGCGCGACCGCGATTCGGAACAAAATCATTCGAACACGAAACATTACCAATGCGCAAAAGGACAAACTCGTCAATGAAATTGGGAAGAACCTGAGAAGACCGAAGCGCGCCAGAAAGTGGTTAGACGACGCCGAAATAGATAAGCGACTCGCGAAGTTGCGGTCCGATGCGAAAGCGCGCGAACTCGCGCAGCGTCTAGGTGTCACGGAAAAGTTTGTCCGAGAGACAGCCGGGCGCGTGGGTAAGCCGGTGTACAATTTGATCCCGGCGAACGTGACGACCCAGAAACAGGCCAATCCGGAGGTCGTCGCAAATAAGGCCAAAAGAAATGCCGACAAACCGAAAGAACTGAACAGCAGAGCCATAGAGAAAAGGGAGAAAGCTAAGAAAGAGCTCAATAATCTAGCCGAACGAGGACTCTTCAATAGGACATCCATTCCAAAAGCGATCGACACCATCACGGCGAACACGGACATGAGAGTTTTCATCAAGCAGTTCGAACGCCCAGCAAAACCACGGGTAAAAACGACGGCGAGTGAAAATAACGCGTGGCGAAAGAAATGGAACAGTGCGCAGGAACAGGCAAGCGCCCGCGAAAAGGCCAGACTGGAGGCTGAAAAGAAGGAGAAAGAGCGCGAAGAGCGAAACAGACAGTTAAACGAAATATTTGAACGCGTGAAAGATCAATTTAACATTCGCGAACAGAAATTCGTCGACATTCTAGAAGCCGATAGAAAAAAGTATAAGTACGCGAAGCAGACACCTGTTCAAATCAGTGACGCAATCACAAAGAAATGGCAGGAAATCAAAAAGAAGGAAAAAGAGCGCTTGGAAAAGGAGGCTAAGGAGGCCGAGAAACAGGAAGCCGAGAAACAGGCGAAGAAAGAGCGCGAAGAGCGAAACAGGCAGTTAAACAAAATATTTGACCTCGCGAAAGTTCAATTTAAGATTCGCGAACAGAAATTCGTCGACATTCTAGAAGCCGATAGAAAAAAGTATAAGACGACAAGGTACGCGAAGAAGACACTTAAAGACATCAATGCCGAAATCACAAAGAAATGGGAGAAAATCAAAAAGAAGGAAAAAGAGCGCTTGGAAAAGGAGGCCGAAAAGAAGGAAAAAGAGCGCTTGGAAAAGGAGGCAATAGCGGCAGCCAGGAAGAAAGACGAAGACAGTCTGAAGAACACCATCAACCTGACCAATGCAGAAAGAAAGCGAATCATGGAGAAATGGAGGCCCGGGTTCGACCTTAATAAAGCAGTCAAATCCGTGCGCACGAAGAAAGCCATGAAGAAGAAACCCGAAAATCCGGTGAAAAGAGAGGTCGACCGAGGAGTCAAAAAAGCATCACCGGTGAAGGCAGCCGCGCGCAAATCAAGGGACCGCACAGGAATGGGTGTAAAACCCAGCGCAGAGTTCAAGTTCAAACGAAAATCAGTGCGTCAGAAAGGCGACGCCGTGAAGAGAGTGAAAAAAAAACAGGAAAAACAACAGAATCAGACGTGGCGTTTTGAGTAAAAATCTAACCTTATTACATGACAGGCCCGCGAAGTCGCCTTCCCAACAATGCCGCGAAAACGCGAAAACGTCTCAACTTCAACTCGGTGAAAAACAATTCAAACCGGAACAGCAATAGGAATTCAAACTCAAACAGTAACAGTAACGTGACCACGTGGTTCAACGCGAACATGCTCGGCGCGACGAAAAAGAACGTCCCATCGAATAAGCGCAGGTACCTCCGCGTGAACGTCGACGCGAACGGTAAAGTAAGAACCGTGTATCACAGAAACGCCTTCATCAAAATGCTTCGCGCACGGAACACGCGAAGCCCGCTCACGCGCCGAAGTTTCCACCCGAACAATATTCGCCGGTACCCACCGACCCCGATTAAGAAAAAGATTAATAACGCGCTTAGAAAGAGCAATAGAAAGAAATGATAGGTATGAGCTCCTGCGAAGTCTGTTGCTCAAAATTTAACAAGACAAAACACAAAGAGGTTCGATGCCCTCATTGTGTTTTGAAAGCATGTCGCGCGTGCGCTCAGCGGTACTTAATGGAATCCGTCGACGACCCCCACTGCATGGGATGCAAAACGGCATGGAGTAAAGAAATCTTAGACGCGAACTTTACGCGCGTGTTCATCGATCGAGACTACCGAACTCGAAGACGGGACGTACTTTTCGAAAGAGAGAAAGCATTCTTCCCCGAAGCGCAAATAGAAGTGGAGCGAATACGTGAAGTGCGCCGTGCGCGCGATGCACTCAAGCTCGCACGAGATGAATTCTTCGTACTATTTCGCGCAAACGCTCTCGTCTTCGGAGAAATCACGCTCGGTGAAATGCGAATGACGTACCCCAGTGTGTACATGGCGCACGAGAACTTGATGCGGGCCGAGCGCGAGGTCGAGCGCCTAAACCAGGTCAGGCAGCGGGAATTAGCTTCGGTGGGCGCTCGAAACTTCACTCGAAAGTGCCCTTCAGAAAAGTGTCAGGGATTCCTCGACACGGAGTGGTACTGTAGCCTGTGCGAGACGAACTTTTGTCGGGCGTGCAACGACCCTGTCGGTGGTTCGAACCACGCGTGCGACCCGAATGCAGTGGAGACCATGCGGTTGATCGAGACGGACTCAAAGCCGTGTGTAAAGTGTGGCGTCGTCATTCAAAAGCTCGAAGGGTGTAGGCAAATGTGGTGCCCGAACTGCCGAACAGCGTTCGACTGGGAGACCGGAGAAGTCGCGAGCGGGAGAATACATAATCCACACTACCTGGAACACAGAAGACGTCATGGCATCGTCGGCAGGGAACACGGCGATATACCGTGCGGCGGGGCGCCGATGTTCACCGAACTACTCGACCTCATAGAAGATGAGAAGGGTGAACCGTTGCTGTTTTACAACTACAGCCGGATGGACATCGAGCGCGAAATGGAGTTCGTATGGAACCCGGAAAACCATCCGGACGATCGGACGATTCGAAGCATTCGAGTATGGTACTTGCTCGGCGAGTACCCTGAAAAAGTGTACAAAGACGAGCTTTACCGCCGAGAGAAAGAAAAGCAAAGGAGAAAAGAAGTACACGCGATCATGCAGACGTACGTCGATGGGTTCGCCGATGAACTCAGGCAGTTCGTCCTAGAACCGTCCCGTCTACAAGCGACAATCCACAACATGGTTCAAATCACGGACATCGTCAACAACGCCTTGGCGGACGTGCGTCACAGGTACAGGTGCAGTCGCCCGAAGCGGATAAAGACACACGCGCAAGCACTTTAGATTTCAGAGTTTTAAACTAGTCTCCAGTTGTATTGTAAACATGTGCCTGTTCAGAACAGGGTCGATGTATCGGCCATCAAACTCTATGGTCCCAGTCACGCTCGCGTCATTCGGGTCGTCGTACCCGAACGCGTCGACGTGCATCATCGCACACCCCGAATACATCGCTATGAAATCGAGTTCGCGCTCCGAAAACGTGTGCACGACAATGTCGTGATCCGTGCGGTCGTCCGTCAGGAACCTGACGTCGCCCGCTGAGAAGTCCATGTGCGGCCACCGATCGTATTGTTTGAGGTACTCACACAAAAACTGTTTACATTCGCGAGCGTGCGCTTCCTTTGTGAAACACATGTACCTCGGCGAACCCCCGCGGTCGACGAACGTTAGTAAACCACGGGATGGTTTCATCCCTAGTAAATGGTATTTTTGCGATATCATGCTATCTATTACAGACTGGTATAAAAATATGCTAAACCCTACGCTGCGGTGATTTCAATTCCGCGCACCTCACTCATGGCATAGCAAAACCGTTGGAACCTGTTCCCCGGGCGGATACCCAATCGTGGGTCTATAGAATCTACGAGCGAGTACAATCTATTGAGAGTCCATCTTTTCCAACGCTCACTCAGGAGTGTCACCTTTCTGTCGATGACATTCTGTAATCTTTTGCGTAACGCCGTGTAGGCCTCGTCAGTGCTCGGAAAAGGTGCATTCCCCGCGGCGTTCAGTCTCAGGAGATGGTACGAGTGTGATGCTTGCCGCCAGTTTTCTGTTGCATCCAGTGTGAGCTTTCTCCCCGACTCCCAGCACACTCGTAATTTTTCCTTGACTTTATCTTCGTCAATCGGTCCATTCGCGTCGTCCTGCCCGGAAAATCGTTGTAATAAGTTGCTGTTACGGATGGCTGTTTTGAATTTCAGCGATATTGACTGCATTTGCTGATCACTTGGGTATCGTCTTTCCAGGAATAGGGATGCAAATGGCATTTCACATGTGTGCGTATATTCCGGTACATCGTACGCGGCTATAAACGTAGAAGTATCCCAATCTCTCACCGCACCTGCCCCCGCGCGCACCAGGAACTGCCAATCCGAGTAGCAACCCGGAGTGAAAAACAGCTGTGGAAGGCCACCGTTCTGCGAGAAAAATGTTCGGACGTCCGCGTATTTCTCTCGCGCGACATCCAACACGTCGTTCAGTGGCGTGTCAAGCGGGACGTGCACGCATATCCTGGCGGTAAAGCGACGACCCGGACTGATCATGCACACCGTCAACCGACGATGGCCGCCGTCCGCTTCCGCGCTGCGGCGCGCACCGAGACTCCAACCGTGTGTGCGATGACGAGGACCTGCGCCGGCGGTGCGGACAAACCGCCTATAGTGATTCGGCTCAAACCAACGATCGTACCAGATCGGCATGCGTTTTTCCTTTCGCGCGAGCGCGAGCATGGCGACGGCTCCACCGATACATCGGCGTATGTACCTCCCGGCATCGAGTGAGCTCATATCATCTTCGATGTGATTCCATATGCCAGCGGCCGACACCACCGGTTGGATTCGTTCAGCCATTGGATCGGCCACACCCGACGGTAAATCGACGAGCACGCGGCGTAGTTGTTCGTTTTGAGCGCGAACGTTTTCCGGGATAACTCGTATGAGAAAGGCAGCAAAAAGCTCGCAGACAACTCGCCGGCAATTGTACGCGTGTGGAATACCCCCATGTTCCGACAGTTTGCGAGCGTCGTAGCGCTTGCTCAATTCGTTCGCGAGTTTCTGCGTCTCTTGAACGATGCCCGAGCTCAAAAACTCCACGTGGCGCTGCTGCAATTCCGTCGCTTTGAGAAGATAGTCACCATCGGACCCGTCCATAGCAGACTCAAGCTCCTCCTCGAGGGCGTCCGTGTGCTCACGGACGAGGCTCGAATCACTCACTAGCTCGGCCACGGGAACGAGTCGCCCGCCACGTTCGATGTTGAATATCCACCTGAACGCGTCGCGCGTATCTTGGCTCGTGAAATCGCCAAGGGATGCGTACCCTTGGTTGAACTCACGCATCACCTGCGCACGGATGCTCTCAAAGTCCCACTCGAGATCGATGACG